CATCAGTGAAAGCATTAGTGTTAGACTCAGCCTCATAAAGAGCTTTAATCTCAGCTCCAGTTTGATCTCCAGTTGCTCCAGATTCAATACCTGTAAGTTTAGATTGTTCACTATCAGTGAAAGCATTGGTGTTAGATTCAGCTTCATATAGAGCTTTAATCTCAGCTCCAGTTTGATCTGCTGTAGCACTAGCTTCAATAGCATTAAGTTTACTCAATAATGTATCAGTTAAAGCATTAGTATCAGCATTATTTTCATAAGCAACTTTAACCTCTGCATCTGATAAAACTCTAGATATAATCTCAAATTTAGTTCCATCAAAAGTACCACTTGAAGTATGTGAAGTTATACATTGATAAATAACATTTAAGTATTCACAAACATCATCAACCTCATATAATACTGCTGAAGCCCAAGGAGATAAATTCTCACCACTAACTGCATCTGCATAAGCTTTAGCAGCAACCAATGTAGCAGTATCTCCTGATGTAATAGCAGATGTATTAGCAGCTATATCAGCTTCATTTTGTGTTACTCTTATATCTAAGTCTGAAATATCAGAAATATTCTGAGCTATCTCAATGTCATTTGAAACTATAGCAGCAGTATTAGCTGCAATATCTATATCATTATTTGCTATATTAGATGTATTAGCAGCTATAGCAATAGAATTATCTGAAATATCAGAAGTATTAGTTGCTATGTTTGCTGTATTAGTTGCTATATCAGATGTATTAGTTGCTATATCAGATTCATTCTGTGTAACTCTAGCATCTATAGTTGTACTAATTTGAGAATTATCTTCAATTAAATCTCTAGTCTCTTGTATTAAATACAAGGCTTGTTCAGAGTCATCATTTAAATCAGCCTCAACTAGTTTAGAACCATCATTATAATTAGTTAGTCTAGTTGATATAGAAGACTCTCTTACTATAGTTACGATAACTCCATTTGCAGGAGCACTATTCATTACAATAGTAGTACCATCGTCCCAAGTATAAGCTGAAGTTAATACATCATCAAGATATACTTTAATATGGGATTTCTCTATATAAGGGAAAGAGACTACGAAATTAATCGTAGCCCCATTACCAGTATAGGAAACCTCAGCGTATTTAGCCATAATTTCCTCCTATTTCTTATCATTAACACCAATAACATTTAGCATCTGTTGTATGCCTAGCATGTTAGCGAAAGGTGTTGTTTTCCTAAATTTATCCATTGCCTTTTCACCATCACCTTGCAGTACAGCAGAAGCTCCCTCAAAAGCATTCTGTGCTAACTGACCTACTGGTTTTGATGATAAATCAAAGTATTTTTTATTCTTTCTAGTAAATGAAGAACCAGATGTAATGTCAGGTAAACCTAGCATCTGTGATCCTGTAGCTACATACATATCCATAGAACCAACAAAACCAGACCTCCAAATTCCTAAAGACATCGCTCTAGCTGGATCATCCATTATTTTGTTAAATCCAACATCGTCTCTACCTGTACCAGCATATTTAACTTCGTCTCTAACACCAATAGATAAAGTACCCATTGCTGATGCCCAGAACATATTATTAACAAACTTCATAACCTCATGTGGATCATTATGTTTAATACCATTATATAAGTTACCAAAAGCAAAGCCTGTAACTTTAGACATAGCATTAACACTAAATGTTCTAAATTGGTTTAGTAGTTGTCCAATACCTGTAGTCATCCATAAAGCAGTAGTTGTTGAGTCAGGGTTAACATGAATATGTGATGTTTGAAGTTTAACAACGTCTCTAAATGCATCTTTTGCTTCTGGCATCCATTTATCAAAATTCATTCTAACTGGATTACCTTTGTCATCAAACTTAACATGCTTCATATAATTATCTTTTATAGAATCATATAGCTCATTAGTTTTAAATACCTTTTGACCACCATCATCAACCCAAGTACCTAAACCAGAATTCTCAAGTGCTCTATTAGTTGTCTTTTTATTCAAACTAAAGAAAGATTTAATAACACCATCTGGTTCTTGACCCATAAAATGTCTACCCCACTTAACAGCTAGTGCATTAGCAGTAGCCCTACGTGTGGTATTCTCTATCCAGCCAAAAGTACTTTTAGTAACACTACCTAAAGCATCTACACCACCTTCAACATTAGCTAACATACCACTTTTATAAATCTGCTGTGATTTAGAAACACCTCTAGATGTAAAAGCCATATCTTCAAAACCTATACCTATTAGGGATGTCATATCATCAGTTAAAGATGCAAGTCTCTCAGTAGGTGTCTTAAACATGTAAGCTCTGTCTAGTGAAAACTTAAAAGAATCCATAACAGGTTTAATAGCATTAAATGCTCCAACTTCAGAAACAGTACCAGAAAATTCAGCTAATGATGCAATACCTGTATCTCTTAATAAATTAACAGCAGTTATTTTCTTCATCAATCTTATAAAATCATTTGCCTCTGCATCTATAGTATCAGCCTTACCACCAAAACCACCATATTTAAAAGCTTTAATATCTTGAGATAAAATATCATCAAGGTATTTAACTCTCTGTTCAATATGATCAGAACCACTATCTAAAAGTCTTTTCTTTTCAGCTACAAGTGCATCACGTTTCCAAGCATCCAGTGCATTAATATCTTTTATACCATGCTCGGCAGCAGATATTCTAGCAGCCATTCTAGAGTTATATCTATTCTGTGTATCAATAAAATTGTCTTCTAGTATATCAGATAATCTCTTACCATTAGAATTAGGTATTTCAATATTTAAATCCAATTCAGTTCTCTTACCAAGCTCTTTCAATTCATTAGCTAACTTTCTAGCCTCAGTATGTCTAATCTCTGACTCAACAGCATCTATAACTGCTTTTTCAGCTCCTTGAGCTTCCTGTGTTTTAATGAATTTATAAAGATTATCTAAATAGTCCTGAGTAACCTCAATATTGTTAGTGATGTCTTTATGTTGAATACCATAAACAAAGTTTCTAGATTGTTCTTTAATAAAAGATTCTTCAATAGGAAGACCACTATCTAGTAGTGATTTTCTAATTGCAGTTTCCACAGCAGCTTCTAAGTCTTGCTTAGGTATAAGTCTTGCCTTACTGGAATCCCATGCTCTATGAATATAGTTTTCACTATCAGCACCAGCACCTACAACACCATGCTTTTCAGCTAGTTTTGCAATCTTTTTATTTAAAGAGTTATAATCCTTTGTAAACTCATCAGCTATTCTCTGAACAGTACTATCAGGGTACTTTGATTTAAAATCATCTATAGACATAACAAGCCTATCTTTAAATATTGGCATTACTTCATTTTCAAAAGCATGAAAATCTCCAAATACTTTCCAAATCTTTTTAGCTCCTTGTCCTTTATACATATGCTTAAGTAACTCATACCCTCTTGGTTTATAGTTATCCATTTGCTCACCAAAGAATGTCTGTTGATAAATTTCTTTTGTTTCATGTGCTCTAATAGCTGACATACCAACTCTACCACCAGCGTCAGGAGCTAACCAATTATAAAGACCAGCTACATAATGATTATCACTATTAACATGATTACCCTTGTTTAATAGGTATTTAGTCATTAAACCATCTGTATCAGAGGCAGTTCTTAAAGTATTATAAACAAAACCACTAACACCAGAGTCTATATTAAGAGGCATATTCTCCATCTTAGCTGATACTTGGTTTAAAAAGTGATTAGTGTTCTGTCTAGGATTACTAGAAAGCTCCTTAATTTGATTTTTAAGTACCATTTCATATCCAGACTCTCCTTCAAATACTAATTGTTCAGCAAATTTACCACTTTCAACATGAAAGAATTTTCTCAAATCTTCAGGCTTACTTAAAGTTTTAGGGTCAATTCCAAAATCCTTAACCATTTCTTTGATAGCAAACTCTTTATTAAAAGCTATTCTTAATTGTGGATGAGTACCATCTACAACTTGTTTTAGCTCATTGATAATATTTTTCTCATCCCTCTTTGATATCCTAACAGCTTTTTGTAATTTATTCTTAACATCCTTATATTCAGGTGTTCCCTTTTTAAGAGTCTTAAGTTCTTTCTTATATAAGTCAACCACTTTACTATTATTGTCAAATTTAGAAAGTAGATTTTTTCTTATATAATTACTTTTTCTTACTTTACCATCAGCTAAATTTTTAAGTATCTGGAGTTTAGATTTATCATCAGTTTCCTTAGCAACCTCAGCAACTAATCTTTTTGCATTAGACTCACTAAGAAGTAAAAATCCATCTTCATTCTTTAGTAACTCCTTAACAACACGACTATTCTCAACAGTGTCAACAACATGCCTAAGACCTGTACCTACTGATACACCAGCTAGAAATAAAGCTGGGTGTGTAGTATAATCGTCAACCAAAGCATTTGCTCCAACTTCATAAAGACCTTGCTCAACTGTTTCACCACCTAAGAAGTAACCAAGTCTCTTAGCTTTTGTTAGTGAGTTTAGAGCTTGACCAGAAATCTTAGCAGCAGCAGCAGAAGCAACAGCACCACCTATAGGCATAAAGAAAGCACCTTCAACAAGCATGGTTGACAGAGAACTTATAGCACTTACTGCTGGATTCTCTTTTGTATATTCTTCCATTCTATTTAATCTTTCTTTACGCATAGATAACATAGTAGCAGCTTTTAAGAAGTCTTGTTCATTATAAGAATAATCCTCTAACAATACCTTTATCTGTTCTGGAGATAAGTCTTTAGTCATTTCAGTAAATAATATCTGATTTTTTGTAGGATCATAGTTTGGATCAATCTTATCACTTGTTTCAGTAGCAAGCATACCTTTTTTAATAGCTCCACCTATTAAAGTTCTCTCCATCATTGTATCTGAAAAATCTTGACCAAATCTATCAATATCTTCCTGTTCTATATCTGGAATTTTCTTAGCATTCTCAAAAATATAGCTAGGAGCTTCAGAAACAAAGTCAGCAACAGTACTAGCAATAGTACCAATTGTACTGGGGGAATATAGGGGTGCTCCTGTAATTTCATATCTTTCAGCTTTCTGTTTTGAGAAAGTATCAACTGATTTTAATGTATCATCTATACTCATGTTAGGTTCTTTTTTGCTAACATGTTTTACTAATTTCATAGCATCAGCAGCATTATTAGGTGTATAATCTAACTTTGTAGCTTCAACAGCTAATAAACCTTCAACAGCACTAGATTGAACTTCTTTTGACATTTGATTATTATTAATCAATTCAATACCTGAATCAATATCAACCTTCTTTTCTGGCTTATTAGCAAACTTTTTCAAATAAGAAGTAGCCTTAGTTCCAAAAGCATCTTGAGGTACTTTACCGCTTGCTAACATATTAGAAGCACCCTGAGCACCTACTAAGTGTGAAGCGGCAAGAAGACCATCTGCTGTAATTGGTATACCTTGGAAATCAGTACCGATCTTATCCCAAGCACCAGTTTTCTGTAAGCGTTTCTTTAACATTGGAATCCACTTAC